TCAAGTTGTGGGTGTTTTGGGTCAAACTGGTCAGGTCCAACCATTAAACCATCCCAAGTTTTTTTCATATCTTTTAAGTTATAACGAAAACCTGTTAAATCACAGATTCCATAAGCTGATTGTTTATTTGAGTAAGTTCCCATTATGGATGGTTATAACTTCTCAAATCAGGAACAATTTTAAATGAAGCTCTTTCCTCGTCTTGATTCATTGCTCTCAAAAATTCTTCCTCGTACAACTGTTTAAGCATAGCAGTTCTTTCTGGTGCTTTTTTCAAAGAAATATAATATGCCAAACCAGCAGCTAAACATGGATAAAAACGATAAGGCATTTCCATAGTATTAGCACCAGCATCAGCATCATCCATTCTAGTCAAAACATTCATTACTAAAGTATATGTTGAAGATTTGTCTGGAGCTGGATAAACAGTAACAGTTGGTGTTAATTGCTTATCAATCATAAACTGATTAGGTTTTGCTGTATTACTTTTATTGGGTAAAGCAGAATATTGTGACCTAGAAATGCGTGTCATAGGCAAATCTGTATTCTCAGAATTGATTGTTTCTCGCATAAAAGCATCTAAAACATCAATTGGAGCTGTAGCATTGGTGCTATCAATGTTATAAGCAGTAGTATCTTGCACCATCGCTACGCTTTTCTGTGCAATGGTCCACTGATTTAAACCGCGATTTGCCCATTCTGCAAGCATCAAGTTTAAACTTCTGGTTGCTGATTTTAAATCATAACCTGTTCGCAGCTCTATTCCGCATCTTTCAAATGCTTCTTCGACAAATTCACCAACATCAGGTTCAAAGTTTTTACTACTTGAAGTAGCCATATATCACCATTATTTGTTAAATCTATAAAAAGACTCCACACAATAGATTACTCTACTGCTAGGAGTCATTTTTACATTTTCATCTAATGCCATTACGCATGAAATGCTGTAAGAGTCAAAAAGGTGCTGACTGTGTATTGTATGTATATACCAGCACTAAAAACAACACCATCACTTGGTATCGTTACATCTCTGGTAGCATCAGCATCTGAAACTGAACTTAATTTTAAAACACTTGTTCCAGTAGGAGAAGTAGTTAAAAAATCAATAGTTCCAGCAGTTGCTGTGCTAGTCAAAAACACACCTTTTAATCTGCTTCTTCCAGCAAATACAACATCAGCAACTGCGGTATTAACCCCAGCACTGACATTACCAGCTGGGTTTCCCACAGCTGTTATGCTAGTTACAGTTTTGAAATATGATGAGCCAGTAGCTGTACCAGCATTTGCACCTGTAATACTTTCTGTCTGAGCATCACCATTAACATCTGTTCCGACCACAGTAAATGATTTACTAGAATCATCTCCAGCAGAAAGAATAGTAACTATTCTCCCAGAATCAAATGTAGCAGAACCGCCAGAAGTTAACGCACCACCTAAAGTAAGTGCTGCGTTATTTCCAACTGCTGCTGCTGCTGAGATTCCATCGGCATCTAATGCCTGTGTATCGGCAGTAATTGTGACTGCTTTTACGTCTGATCTAGCTGCCATAATTTACTCCTTAATATACTGTGTATTCTATCTCAACAGTAGCACGAAATGCCGTGAGTGCTGTATCACAGGCATCTCCAGCACCCATGTACAAATATTTGCTCGCAATTGCAGCACTTATATTTGGCTCGAATACATGAAAGTTTCCAGCTGTATCATCAAGATTAATATCAACCTCTGTCACTGAGTCAGTAGCTGAGATTCTAGGGTTAAATGATGCAACCCCAGCTCCCACAATTTCTGTTCCAGAAGATATAGCTGCGTTAGTTGCTGTGCCTGATGTAGCACTAAGCTGTAAGTTTGCTAGTGAATTAGCATCACTGGCTGCTGCTGTTGTTATACCAACTACTACTTTGTGTATAAAAAACTTAGTAGCCGTTACTAAATCATCTGGATGATCTGTGTTTAGTTCACCTAGTTCAACAAGCACATCGTCATCACCATATGTTACAGAAGCTGCATTTGTACTCGCAAGAGAAACTGCGAATGTTTGTATTTTTCTGCAACCTAAAGAAATAAGTTGTCCAGTAGAGTTTACTGAGAAACCTGTCTGTGTAACTGCGCCTGTACTACTAGCTTCGTTAATTACATTAAAACCGCCCTTGGATCGGACTGGTCCACTAAAAGTTGAATTTGCCATTTTAATCACTCCTTTGTGATAAGTTTTATCGTCTTGGCTTGTCAGCTAGGTCTGTCGATAAAACAAAAAAAATTATCCTAGTCAATATATCATACTTCAAGACTAGGATAATTGGAAGTTAAGAGTAAATTATTGAATATTCGTGTTCGCAAACACCTGTCATTTGTCTTTTGTATTTTTTCAACATATCTTTTACAGCATGTTGTATAGGTATTGTCCAATTATCCATATGGTTTACATTGTGACCAAATGGAGCATCAAACTTATTAAAGCCAACACCATCTTCATCATTAGCACCATCACAGTGGTTTGCTAATAATCTAACACATTCTTGCATGGCTGAAACAACATTATCTGGTAACGCTTTGACTTTCTTACCTTTGTACAGTTTTTCTACTTCACCAGAGTTATATGATATTTCTTCTATAATAGTATTTGTTAAATCAGGGTTATCCAAACTCTTATCAGCTACCTTTTGTTTCTTAACCAAAGTTTCAGCTAATTTAGCATCAATGCTACCATCAACAACAATATGTTGAACCAATACTGAGTCTTTTTGTCCAATTCGATGACATCGATCTTCTGCTTGGTTCATGTTAGCTGGAACCCAATCCATCTCTGCAAAAACGACATGGCTAGATGCTGTTAATGTAATCCCTACACCAGAAGCCTGTATGCTTCCTATGAAAACATCTGCATCACCTTTCTGAAATTCGTCAATTGATACTTGTCTAGCTTTAGTTGGCATATCACCAGTTAAGATCACTACTTTTTTGTCGTGTTTTTCTAAGCCTTCTTTAATACCAGCAATGACATCTTTATGATGAGCAAACACTACAACTTTGTGATCAATAGTTGATACATGCTCTATGACATGATCTACTTTCTTCAAAGCCATTTGATGCCTAACACCTGACATCTTATCGAAAGGTATATCATTAGATGATGTATCAGCGATCACATCTGACCAAGTGTCATATTCTTTTTCTAATTCCTGACCATAATTATCTCTACCAAGAACGATAACCTGTCTTACTTTGTCAGGCAATTCAGTCAACACATCTTTCTTTTTTCTTCTGAGCATTATGGTTGATCTAAGTCTTTTTTGTAATTCATCAAGATTAGTTGCACCATCAAAATTCCAAACAGTCTTACGACCAATGTTAATTTTATGTGCGCCACAGAATTTATATGCGTATTTAAAGAAATTGCCAAATACATTTGGACTTAAATAACCAGCTATTGGCTGTAATTCAATAGGTTTATTTGGTATTGGTGTACCAGTTAAGGCAACTTTTCTGTCAGCTTTTATTTTTAAAGCAACTTTTGACCTAGCAGTTTTAGGGTTTTTCAAATAATGACACTCATCGAAAATTACATAGCTCCAAGTTCTTGTGAGAATCTCGTCTTTAAATTTTGTAAGCAAATCATAATTTATAATTACAATATCAGGATTTACAGGAAACTCATCTTTGCCATTTTCTATGGTTTTTATGTCACGATTTTTAACCAACCAAGTTTTACACTCAATACCCCAGTTAATTTTGACTGAAGCTGGTACAACTATAAGCACTGTTGGTAATTCGACTGAGTTCATCAAACCAATTGCTTGAATAGTTTTACCTAATCCCATTTCGTCAGCTATTAAAGCTGATGGTTTTTTTGATATATATTCTATGCCAGCTTTCTGGTATGGGTAGTAATCCAAGCCTTTTGGTGCTTTTATTTTAATTTCACTAGAAATAGCCATAGATTCTTCAATCTTTTGATTATCATTTCTATATCGTTTGCAAACCCATTGCTCATTTTCTTTGAAGATAAAAATACCAGCTTTTTTAAGTTCTGTTTTTCTTGCTCTGTAAATCGCCCAAAAGTCTTGGTTATCTTTTTCAATAATAGCAGTAGAAACAAATCGCCCATCAGGTAGGGCGATTTCTTCTCCAAACTGTAAAGGTAATTTAAAAGTTTTATCTTCCATTGTTTTTTTCCTTTATAAACCCAGACAAACGCTCAATGCTGTAAAATATTTTTGATTGCCCCCAAGTAAAGCCACCACAATCTGTATTTTCATCATAGAATTTGATGGTTAGTTTCTTTGCTCTTTTTTCAATCATATCTTGAATGTGCAAACTCAAGGCGCAACCAGTCTTTGGGTGAATTAGATAGATAATGCGACCTCTACCAAAGTTTGTATTAGTAACACTGCCACGACCACACTCAAAACCATTATCAAATGCTACATCAACAAAATCCCAATACTCCTTAACAAGTTTGAATCTTGGATAAACATTGAGTATGGCTTGCATTTCCTCTCTTGGAGTCAAATTACTTTTTCTCCACGATGGAGTATAGTAACTAAAACCCAACACTCTAAGAGATTCTTTTTGATTACCCTCAAGATGTTTGTATTGCATGGTTTTGATTCTTCTCTCACCATGTGTCATTTTATCTTCCATTACCATTCCTTAAAAGCCATCAAAGTTCCAGCATCGTATGGCTCTGAGTACCAACCAGCATTCATCAATATCTCGCTCAACTTAGGATGTACTGCCATCTCATTCCAGTAGTCAAAGATTGCCACATCATCTACAACATCTTCGCTACCTCTGAACCAGATACCTTCATAACCATCAGCAAAATGTGATGCTGGAGTTGGTTTAGATTCTGGAAACTCTTTTTCGATTTTGTCAATTAAGTTTGACTCACTCATGCTTGCTTTTCTACTCATTTTTTCCCCTTTTTGTTTTTAATTATTGTTTCCACATACATATAGTATCAAAAGTACAAATATTTACAACTATTTATACAATTAATTTACATTTATTTTAGGCATAAAAAAAGGGTGCTTTCGCACCCTTTCTATAACAGTTAAGCTGTTAATCTAACAAAGTTATGTAAACCTTTGATTTATAGAGGTTTTTACGCTCCCTGACTTCCGTAAATACCACGCCAATTGCTCCAACCGAAAGAATATCTCTCGCGAGCCTTATAGCGGATATTGCCTGTTGCGAAATCAGGTTCCATGCTAGTTGACATAGCAGTCCGTTGAAACCCTTTCAGACCTTCACCTGAGTCAGTTACTGAAGTCGTGAGGAACCACGCATCAGTATCTGTTAGATGATGATTAACAACGTAACCACCCGGTACCATACCAGTGTTTTTGATTGCGTTGATGTCA